AAAAGCGATAAGTACCCAGATTCATCTTGGGTTGAAGAAATACCAGTAGTTTGTAATGACTCCACAACACTTCATACTTTTTTAGAATCTAAAGGTTGGTTTATGTCAAAAACATACACTGGAAGAACTGGTGCTGAAGCTAATGGAACTCCAGTCTTTATTATAGCACATTATAAGAATGCAAAATTACCAAAAGCAATTATAGAAACAATCACTGTTCCATCAGGTGAATCTTGCATAATGCATCAAGGATTTGACGAAAAATATACTTCAAATAAAGTTTAAAACTATTTACTTACAAGCTTTTTTATAGTATAATATGAATTATGACACTTGAAGAAATACAAGAAAATTGGAAACAAGACTGTATTATAGACGATAATCATTTAGATCGAGAATCTGTTCGTACACCAGTCTTACATTCAAAATATTTAAACCTACTCATTTCATATAAACATCGTATTACATCAGCACAATCTGAATATAATAGTATGCGTGTAAAGAAATTTAGATATTATCGTGGTGAAATGACTAAGGGTGAATTAGAACTTGCTGGTTGGGAACAATGGCAAGGCATAAAGCCATTAAGAAATGAAATGGATGAATTTCTAAATGGTGACGCTGATTTAATTAAAGCCAAACTTAAAATTGAGTATCTATCGAGCATACAAGAACTTCTTGAATCTATATTACAACAGATCAAGTCACGAGATTGGATTATAAGGAATTCATTAGAGTGGAAAAAGTTCGTTAGTGGTGCTTAATGTCCGAAGATAATAAATCCCAAATTACAATTGAAAACTATACTGAAACACACGTTCGTGTATTCTCAGAAGATTTAGGTATAGAAAAAGAATTATCTCTCTACTTTACGTTCTCAGTTCCAGGAGCCCACTTCACACCACAATACAGAGCACGCATATGGGATGGTAAAACACGTCTTTATGATTTACTTCGTAAGACAGTTTATACTGGTTTAATTCCTTATGTTCGTAAATTCGCCTTTGAACGTGGTTATACCATATCTGAAACAGGGTTTCCAAAGTATATTGAACCTATAACAGAAGAAGAGGTTAAAACCTTTATAGATTCATTAAATATAACCTCTAAAAACGATCCAGATCTATTAGTAAGAGACTATCAATATAATGCGGTTTATTCCGCTTTAAAGCGACGAAGAGCCCTATTGTTGAGTCCAACTGCCAGTGGGAAGAGTCTAATAATGTATTCTCTATTACGTTGGTATTCAACGTTGAAAAACAATAAGAAATGCTTGATTATAGTTCCAACAACTAATCTAGTGGAACAGTTATATAAAGACTTTGATGATTATTCAACTAAAAATGGTTGGAAAGTAGATGCTCATATTCAAAAGCTTTATGCAGGATTTTCAAAAGAACTTACAAAAAATGTATTAATCACTACTTGGCAAAGTATTTACAAATTACCAAAATCATTCTTTGAGCAGTTTGATGTGGTTTTTGGAGATGAAGTTCATAAATTTAAAGCAAGAAGTCTTATTACAATAATGGAAAAATGTAATAAAATAAAATTTCGTATTGGTACAACTGGAACAATCGATAACAGTAAAATAAATAAATTAGTACTCGAAGGACTTTTTGGAATCGTAGAAAAAGTCACAACTACATCTGATTTAATCGACCAGAAAAAATTAGCAGATTTAAAAATTATTTGCTTACTCCTTTCATATGATGATATATCACGTGAAGGAAGAAAAAATAACGTTTATTCAGACGAAATAGATTGGTTGGTTTCTTGTGATAAAAGAAATAACTATATTACAAATCTTGCTATTAACTGCAAAGGGAATACTTTAATACTTTATCAATATGTGAAGAAACACGGAATCCCTTTATACGAGAAACTAAATAGATTAGAGAAGAAATATAACAAAAAAATATATTTAATCTCTGGCGATACGATTGTTTCTGATAGAGAACAAGTAAGAGATATCGCAGCAGATACAAGCAATTGTATAATAGTCGCAAGTTATGGTACTTTCAGCACAGGTGTGAATATACCGAGTATTGAAAATATTATATTAGCAAGTCCGATTAAGAGTAAGATACTTAATTTACAAAGTATTGGAAGAGGACTACGATTAAATAAGAATAAAACTACATGTAATTTGTTTGATATTGCTGATGACTTATCTTATAAGAAATGGAAAAATCATACTTATAGACATTTGTTGTCAAGAATGCAAACTTATGACGAAGAAAAGTTTAACTATTCATTAGTAGAGGTAAAATTAAATGCATCAGAAATCAGCGACACCGAGAGTAATAAAATCGAGTGAAGATTTTGTCATTGTAAGATTATCAACAGGAGAATCAATATTAGCCATTCGTTTGAAAGAGGACGAAAAAGAAATTACTATTGAATATCCATTTGCACTTAAAAATTATCCAAGAATTACAAAACAAGGTGGAATTATAGAACAAGTGACTGCAGGACCATATTGTAGTTTCGCCGAAAATAGAGTTTTTACATTCCCGAAGAAAGACGTTTTTTTCGTTAAGAAACTTCATTCTTTCGCAGTACCATTCTTTATGTCATTGTACAATCAACACGAAAGATTGGTTGCAATGGGTTCTTATGACGATTTAATGAATAGATTTATGGATAAACAAGAAATGGCTGATTTAAGACACGACGAACAATTCCCAGATACAGAATCAGAAGATTATACGAGTAATTATGATACAGAAACAGAGGAATTAACTACTGAAGAAATGGATAATATAACAGAAATTTATAATCAGATTAAGAGCAAAGATAAGAAAGTAATCCATTAATTATTATAATAGAATATTTCAAACATCCACAGGTGTTATTATAATATGAAAAATCTTGAAAGTAAAGGTGTGAAAGAAAAACTTAAATCAAAACACTTTACTTACAATATATTTTAGAGTATAATTGTGATCTATTTACTCTTTAATATTTAAATCCTTTATTATGAATAAAAAAACTAAAGAACCAAAAATACATTACGTCAATAATGCTGAATTTCTTAAAGCATTAATTCAATGGAAAAAAGATTGTGTTGACGCAGAAGATAGTGGAGAAGAACATCCACCAAGAATTCCTAATTACATAGGTGAATGTATTTTAAAAATAGCAACACGTCTTTCTACACGTCCAAATTTTAATAATTATACATATCGTGATGATATGATATTAGATGGTATTGAAAATTGTATTCAATATCTTCACAACTTCGATCCTACCAAATCTAAAAATCCCTTTGCTTATTTTACTCAAATCATATATTACGCATTCTTAAGACGTATTATGAAAGAAAGAAAACAAGCTTATATTAAAACTAAAATTCTTACTTCTTTACCACCTACTTTTTTTCAAGAACTTGGTATGAGTGATGATGAAATATCAGAGTCAGAAAGAAACTTTGATAAATTTGTTAGTAAGATGAGCCAAGCAATAGAAAGCCAAAATAACTTTGATGAATGGCTAGTTAAAAAGTCTGTTGCTAGGAAAATGAAAAATAATATTGAAACGATTGATTTAGATAATGACAAAGATAGCGATTATAACTGATACACACTTTGGTGTGCGTAATGACATTAGCCACTTTTTAGAGTCTCAAAATAAGTTTTTTGATACAATGTTTTTTCCTAAAATAGATGAACTAAAGATAGATACATTACTACACTTGGGTGATATATTTGATAGACGTAAATATATCAATTACTATACATTAAAACAGAGTAAAGAATTTTTCTTCAATAAGTTAAAAGAAAGAAACATTACTATGTATGTTGTAATTGGTAATCACGACACATACTTCCGAAACACAAATGAGATTAATAGCATATCTCTACTCTTAGCTGAATATCCAAATATAAAAATCCTATACGAACCACAAACAATCCAAATAAAAGAAACATTATTTTGTAATATTCCATGGATATGCGAAGACAATAAAGATAAATGTTGGGAAGAAATTAAAAATACAAAAGCAGAAGTTTGTATTGGTCATTTTGATATTCAAGGATTTGAAATGCATACTGGTGCAGCATCAAAAGATGGAATACCAAAAGATAAGTTTATGAAATTTGATTTACTTATGTCAGGTCATTTTCATCATCGTTCACAACACGATAATATTACTTATTTGGGTGCACCATATGAAATGACTTGGTCTGATTATAATGATAAAAAAGGTTTTCATATATTCGATACAGCAACTCGTAAATTAGAGTTTATACAAAATCCAAATACTATGTTCTTAAAAGTAGAATATGATGAATCTTATTTTGCTGAGAATCCACCAAATTTTGAAGATTATAGAAACAAATATATAAAAGTAATTATAACAAATCGTAAAAATTTATTAAAGTTTGATACATTTATAAAAAATTTACACAATCATAATCCATATGATGTAAAGATACTGGAAACGTTTGTTGATTTTTCGTCTGCTAACGTATCTGATGAAATTAACGTAGAAGATACTACTAGCATATTAAATGGTTATGTTGATACTATCACAACTAGTATTGAAAAAAATAAACTTAAATTATATTTAAACTCGTTGCATGCTGAAGCAATTGCGAGCGAGACTATTATTAAAGAATGATAATATTTAATAAATTAAAATGGCGTAATTTCCTCTCAACAGGTAATGTTTGGTGCGAAATACAATTGAATAAAACACGAAGTACAATCGTAGTAGGAAAAAATGGTGATGGTAAATCTACCATGCTTGATGCTCTTACTTTTGTTTTATTTGGTGAACCATTTAGACAAGTAAAAAAGAATCAACTAATTAACTCAATTAATGGCAAAAATGCTGAAGTAGAAATTGAATTTTCTTCTGGTACAAATACCTATAAAATAAAAAGAGGAATTAAACCTAATATATTTGAATATTATGAAAATGGAGTATTACAAAATCAATCAGCAGCAATCAGTGATTGTCAAAAGAAAATAGAAGAACAAATACTTAAAATTAATTATAGAACATTCTGTCAAGTTTGTATTTTAGGATCTGCTTCTTATATTCCTTTTATGCAATTACCTACAAATCAACGTAGATTAGTAATTGAAGATATTTTAGATATAGGTATCTTCAGTAAAATGAATGATATACTTAAAATAAGAGCAGTTGATACTAAATTAGCATTAGTTGATGTAAATAAGGATATAGAGATAGCTAAATCAAACATACAAGCCCAAAAAACTATACTTGAAAACTTATCAGTATCTAAACAAGAGAACATAATCAAGATAGATGATAAAATAGAAAAATATAGAGAAGATATAAAAGAAATACAAAACAAAATAATTACATTAAATAAAAGACTTTTAGAGATTGATAGTTTAACAACTGACTCAGTAGATGTATTTGATCGTATAGACAAAGCAAGAAAACTAATCGCAATAAATGAAAGTCGTATTGCTGAGATACAAGAAAAGATAATATTTTTTAACGAGAACGAAAATTGTCCTACTTGCGAATCAACAATACAGCATAAGCAACA